CGTGCAAAACGCTGCAAGCCTCGACGAACTCAATTAGCTCTGGTCTCGCGCCGTCGACTCCGGTGACTCAACCAAACTCATATCCAAATTTACGGCCCGCAAAAAAGCACTCAATGGATAACCTCCTCCGATTCCGCATCGACGGTCGAGCCGTACCCAAAGGCAGACCACGCATGACCAAAATGGGTTGGGTCTACACACCCAAAACAACCGTCGACTACGAAAAAATTGTTGCAGCTGCGTGGAACGACGCTTACGGAATGCTGGCCCTAAACGGTCGACTCCGGGTAACAATCAACGTGCATACAGATCGTCACGCCAAACAAGACGTAGACAACCTAGCAAAGTCAATCCTCGACGGAATGCAACGTGCCGGTGCATTCGCAGACGGCGACCACCAAGTGTATTCACTCGGTATCGTCAAACACGCCGCAACAGACAATCTGTGTGTCTGGGTATCGGTCGTCGCATTAGACGACTATGCTGACCACTAATCGCTAGCACGATTCCCCTAATACTTCCCCCGGTCCTGTGCTAGCAGGCCGGGGGATTCCACTTGGAGTCAACAATGGAACAACCACATCACCACCATTGGTTACAGGTCGGCGAAAAGACCACATTCCAATGCGTCATCTGCTGGATAAAAAAGTGAGTTTCAAACTCGTCAAACAGGTCATACGATCCACCCAACAATCCCCAGCACACAAACTGGTACTAATCGTCATTGCCGACCACACCAACGAAACCAAATCCGGCACAGCATGGCCAGCAATCGACACTATCGCCGCCTACGTCGGATTGAAACGTCGCAGGGTTCAACGAATTCTGCGAGAACTGGAAGAGTCCGGGCAAATTCAGGTGCAGAAACGTGACGCATTCAAAGGCACAAACAGGTACCGAGTGTTATCCACAGGGGTGTACTCCAGTACACCCGTTGGTGTACTCCAGGACACCTCAGAGGTGTCTTTTACGACCAAAAGGGGTGTACTCCAGTACACCCAAGTACATAAAGAACAGATAACAACTAAAGCCGGCGGTGCGCCCGCCCCCCAGGGCGAGGGCGCGACCGCCTTAGCAAACCATGATCAACAAAATGTTGCGACGGTCGCCCAAGCCTCCGGCGGCGACACGCCACAATGCCAGCAACACAAAACGATAGATTGGGAATGTAAAAACTGCTACGCTTGGCAAGAGCAACAATGGAGAAAGGAAAAAGAACAATGGAAACTCCGCAACCAAAAGTCCTCGGCGCAATGAAACATCTACTCCTAGAACTTCAAAAAGTCGGGGCAATCAACGACATAGATCGCGAACACCTAATCCGCGAATACGTCATCGGCAGAATCATGAACTTCGGCCACCTCGCCGAATGGTTACTCGCCACCGGGGCAATCGGACTACACAACCACGACCAAATCATCCGATACGGTCGACGCTACGGCGAAACACGATAAGGAAAATAGAAATGGCATTCATCAAAATCGAAGGCATCGTCGACAAACCACTAGGCGACCGCGGCTTCATCCTCCTCGAAACAATCCGCCTCAACGACGGACGCACATTCGACAAAAAATGGAAAGTCTGGGCAATCCCAGCACCCGAATACTCCGCATTCGTCGAAGTCACCGGGGAACTCTCCACCAAACTCAACGAATACGAATACCAGGGCGAAACCAAACGCAACATTGATCTCAACGTCAACAACCCAGTCGTCAAAGTCCTCCGCGGCCCCGAAGTCGCCTCACCCGACGTCAACAACGAATGGGCCACAAAACCCACCGACGACAAGGCACCGTTCTAATGGCTAAATCGTACAAAATGCGCATGTACCAACGACGCATGTGGCAAAAACGCACACAGCTCGTTCTCACAGGCCTCGCAATCTGGGTCGCACTCGCAATACTCATTCTTGTGATGATTGAAGTGACCGGATGAACCTAGAAACCCTCCTCAACACCCCCAACCAGCCACGCACCAAACAATGCAAACTCAACGCATGGCTAACCACGTTATCCGAAGACGACCGCAACGCATTCTGGCGAGCAATGGACAACGAAGCAATCCCACTCCGACACATCTGGAAAACAATCCAAGCAATCGGATGCCCCAACCAAGAATCATCAGTCCGGTCACACCGACGCGGCGACTGCAAATCATGCGAAAGGCAAAGCAATGGCTAGCATCTACGAAATCGAAAAACAAATCGAAGCCGTCGTCGCACAAACACGCATACTCTGCGAACTCATGGGCATCGACCCCACACCAATGCCCGGCGACGAACCAACCATCGAAACACCAGTCGACAACGAAACCATCGAGGAACTAACAGACCCCGATGCTTGACGATCTACTGAATACCCCACAGCCTCCGACCGCTCCTGACGGTCGGGGTGCTGCGGTATTCACCCAAGAATGGAACGCAACCGGAGACGAATCAGTCGTCAGCGTCGTCACATCCACAGAACTAGCACACGAGCAGCTGCACGACTTCATCACCGAACGCGGCGGAATCATCCCCGACGGCTATGTGGCCACAATGCTCACAGCCAAATACAACCCCAACGCATGGACACGCGACAAACCATACGACGACTCCGGGCGACAAGCACCAGCAGTCACACGAGGCGCATGGTCATACACATTCAAAATTAGCAAACGAGCAGACCGCCAATCCCTAGTTGACGATCTAATGCAACTCACCAAAAGAAAGGCAGTAAAACGTGTTGAACAGAAAACTGATGAACTCTTCGTATTCGCCATGGGGGACAGCCAACTGGGAAAACCAGACGGCGACGGCACCGAGGGAATTATCCGTGCGTGGACGCAGAGCTTGGCAGCAGCACGATCCAACTGGCTGGCCCAAGGACGGCCAAGTGTTCTCATCGCCGGACTCGGTGATCACCTTGAAGGGAATCAGTCTCAAGGGGGCAGAAACTTCTACAGGTCTGATCTCACTATCTCGGAGCAACTACGTGTGTTTAGGCGAATGCTCCTACGGACCATTGACACATTCATTGAAGCACCGAGCATTACTGTGGGTGTCGTCAACGGTAATCACGATGACATACAACGCTTCCAAACTACTGACGCATCTGACGGTCACGCTACTGAATCAACAATCGCAGTTGGCGAGGCGCTCGCACTCAATCCGGCACGATACGGACATGTTCAGATCTACGTCCCCGGCAAAGACCAAGACCATTTAGTGCTTGAAGTAAACGGCACCAACTTCGTGCTGATTCACGGCCATCAATGGTCGCGTGGCAAAGCAATGGAATGGTGGGAAAAACAGACATTCAACAACCACCCGGCAGGCGCAGGCCACATCCTCATACACGGACACGAACATGAGTTCCAGATATCGTCGCGCCGCGACCGTCTCGTCATCACCACACCAGCACTAGAGTCCGAATCAACATGGTTCAAAGACAAGTACGGTGCAGTAGGTCGACGCGGTGTGCTTACGTTCACTACCAAACCAGCCGGACAATTCGACAGGATGTGCATCGTCTAATGCCAAGCAAGAACAGACCAGACCTCAAGACCCAAGACTGGAAGACCCTACGCCTAGCCATACTCGAACGCGACGCACACACCTGCGCATACTGTGGGGCAGAGGCAGACACCGTAGATCACATCATCCCTGCATCAATGGGGGGGGAGGCGCACCCATCCAACCTCATCGCCGCATGCAACCGTTGCAATGGAACCAAGAGCAACAAGGTTCACGCTCGTACCAACTGGGTACGGGGGGGGTGGGGTATACGCCTGACATAACATAAAAAAATGTGGGGGCATATGCTCTCATAAAATTCGGCCCCATTTATTTGGTGGCCGTCTCCACATCCCGCGCCGCTCCCCCTGCCACAGATATCAAAGAAAAAGGTTTGGGTTTTGACGCAAATGACTGACAAGGAAAAGCATGGAAAACGCATCATGGCGCGCAATGCCTACGGGAAATCGCGCCGCTCTCGAAATGACACTTGATTCGCTCGGTTGGATTGGAAACGAACACGCCGCGATCGTGGCCTTGTGTTTGGCGACTGCCAATTCGCTTGATGACGAATACACGGCGGCGAAATCGTCGTCTTATTTGCAGGGGTTGCGCATGTTGCGGAACTCTGCCCCGGATGGTGCGCCAGTCGATGCGCTTGAAGCGTTACTGACCCGATGACGTTTGCCCCGACTCGTTACACGCCACCGTTGACGGATGCGTTCGAGTCGTCGATTGATAAATTGTTGCCGGTCATTGAAATGGCTTGGTCGGTTGCGACTCCGGGTTTCAAGTTTGATGATTGGCAGGTTGAGTTGATGCGCCGTGTCACCGAACTGTTACCGAGCGGTGAGCTGCGCTGGCGATCATGTTGTATCTCGATGGGCCGTCAGAATGGTAAGTCGGAAATTGTTGGGGCCTTGGGTATCTGGGCGCTGTTACGCAAGGTCGGTTCGTATAATGTTGGGGTTGCTTCGACTGCTGAACAAGCCCGACTGGTTTATGACCGGGTGCAACGTGTCATTGCGTCTAACCCGGCATTGGAACGTCGAATGTCAAAGTTGACGGAGACGCGTGGTATCAAAACATTGGATGGGAGTCGATATGAAATCAAAGCTTCTAACCCGAATACGCTTCAGGGTATCCCTGTGTCTGTTGGAATTGTGGATGAAGTCCATCTTGTCGACGAGCGAACTTGGGATGCTCTCGCGTCAGGAACGGGTGCTAGGCCAGACACTTTGCTCGTGGGCATCACTACTGCAGGAGATGAGAATTCTGCTTTACTCAACAGACTCTATGCCAACGCAGACAAAGCCATTGCCGGAGACCTCGAACGTTTTGGGGCGTGGATTTGGGAGGCCTCGGAATCGATAGTCCCGGACGATGATGACGAACTCATCGGTTTGCTGATGGAAGCGAACCCTGCGTTACAGGCTGGCCGTATTGATCCGAAACTGTTGTTGTCGGATGTTCGTGCGCTGCCAAAAGACGACATCATTCGATACCGTCTCAACAGGTTCATTCAGTCCGGCACAAAGACGTTCATTCCGACCGAATTGTGGCAGAAGTGTGAGCGACCGTTTGGGGCCGCACTCCCCCAAGGCGATTTTGTGTTTGCGATTGACCGAACACCTGACTGGGCGCATGCGACGGTTGCCGTCTCAGTCAAGGTTGATGACGTGATGTATACCGAACTTGTGGCCTCAATCAACAAGCCGTCACTTGAGCAGTTGATTTTCATTTGCGGTCAACTCATGTCGCATAACCCACGCGCCATCATTGTTGACGGTTACACGCTGCGCGATCTACACAAGGAACTCAAAGCTCGTGGTTACCCGGCTGAAACCGCAACGCTTGGTGACATTGTCAACGCTTCCTCGTTGTTCTATGCTCGCTTGGCGCGTAAGACTCTTCAGCATGGTGGTGACCCGTTGTTGTCGATTCAGATTCCGCGTACCGTTCGCAAAATGGTGGGTGAGGGGTTCCGGGTATCGCGGCGTGATTCGGCGGTTGAAATTGATGCGGTTATGGCCACATTGTTGTCAACATTCGGCGCGGATACTTTACGAGAACAAACACTTCAGGTATTCTGATACGTCTATGGAAAATGAAAACGTAAACGGCTACGCGGTACCGCAAGACCCTATGGATCTGTTGCAATGCGATTCTTGTCAGTAGTGACACGCCGCCGAAAGTAATTATTGCAGTAGTGCAACAATGGTGTCATACTGGTACCAATGGGATTCTTAGATTTTCTAAATCCAACGCGCGGCTTTGATATCGCGCAGTCTTTTGCGCCCGGATTCGAGGAACGCAGTTCGGGAATTATCCCACCGCCGCGTTCGGCGACTTCGGGGGTCACAACCAACGACGCATTGTCCTTGGCTTCCGTCTACCGCTCCGTTAGCATCATCTCTACGGCGATGAAGCAGTTGGGCATTCACGCATACCGTGACGACATCAAAGTGACCCCCACCCCTCTCTGGATGCGCCAACCCGACGCAAAAGTGACACGCGAAGTGTGGATGGAACAAACCGTCAACTCGCTGGCATTGTCCGGCAACGC